TCCAGGTCACCGTGTAGATCCGCTCATACCGCGCAACCTTGGTGCCGGCGTCCCGCTGTACATCTGTCCAGGCGTCCTGCGGGATCGAAGATCCGCCATACTCGACGGTATAAAAGCTGTAGTTCGTCATGCGTCAGCCCTCATCCGCCTTGCGGCGGGGCTTCCTGCCGGCCGGCTTTTTGTCAGGCTCGGCAGCGGGTTCGCTTTCGGCCGTGGCAGCGGGTTCGGCGTCCGGCTCTGCGATGGTGCTGATGTCCGCATCCACGGTGCCAGCCTGCGGCCGGCCTTCCTGGCTGGCGCCAGCGGGAACCGTAGCCAGGGGTGTCGGATCAGGGATAAAGCCTACACGTTTCATCCGGATCAGCCTCCTGCCACGGGTTTGTAGCTGGCGTACACGCCGGCCAGCTTGTTGGCGTAGAGGTCCGCGATGCTGACCAGGCGGTAGCCGTACTTGTAGGCGTCGCCGTCCTGGTTGGCATCCGGGGTCACGATCTTGGGCGCGGCGTGCTTGTGGTACTGGATGACAGCGGGCTTGTGCACGATGACGAAGTTCAGGTCGGACGCACCGTCCGCCTTCTTGTAACCGCCAGCTTCCTCGCCGGTGCCGCCGGAGAGCTGGTCGATGGCCGTATGGAACCGCTTCTGCGGCACCTTGACGATTTTTGCGAAGCCGGTCAGGATCTCGCGGCTCTTGGTGGTGTCCAGGTCCGAGATCATGCCGTACAGCGTAGGCGTGATGTACAGGTACCGGTCGCCTTCCGAGACCTCATCCTCATCCATGGCGGTGGTGGCGGCGCGCAGCGCAGCAACCACGGCCGCGCCATCGGCCAGGGTCTCCTCCTTCTTGCCGATGCCGGTCTTGGAGCAGTAGGTCGCAAACCGGAAGGCGTCGATCTCCGGGCCGACCTTCGTGCGGATGAACTCCGCCGCCAGGCGGCCGAAGGCGATGCCCGCCGTCTCCAGGTCGTCCATGGAATCGACCCAGAACATGCGGCCGCGGTCGAAGTTGCACTTGACTGTCTCGTTTTTCAGGGTCACATCGCCCTGCACATAGCCGCTGTTACGGCTGTAGTCGGCCAGGCCCTGCATGTCCATCATGGGGATGATCAGCTCGTTGGCGTTGGCGCCCTGCTGCACCAGCTCCGGCGCGCCGTCCAGGTCGCTAGTCAGCACCTCGCGGGCATAGACCTCATCCAGCAGCGGCACATAGCTCTTTGCCAGTTCGATTGCATTTGCCATAGGTTTTTTCCTCCTTATTTCTGATCGGCCGCCTTGTCAGGCAGGCCCATCGCACGGCGCATGGCCACATCGCGGTTGGTGGTCTGGCGGACAGCAGCGGTGCCTGTCCCGGCCGCATAGGGCGGCGGGGTCTCCACCGGCTCAAACAGATACCCGCTGTCCTTCTGCAGCGCATCCAGGGCGGCGTCGATGTCCTGGTCCTGGTTCTTGCTGCCGCGCAGGGCGTCCATATCCAGCAGCGCCTTGATGGCCTTGGGGCTGCGGCCGCGCCGCTTGCCGATGGCGCCGTCCAGCCGCGCGTCAAACTGCACGGCGGCCACGCGGGCATCGGCATCCTTCTGCGCCTGCTCCGCCTTGGTCTGCCAGTCGGCGGCGGACTGGCGGATCGCGTCGATGTCCATATCCTTGTAGCCGGCGATGGTCTTGTTGGCATCGGCCAGCTGCGCTTCAGCGGCCGCCTTGGCCTCGTTCGCGCTGTCGAGGTCGGCGCGCGGCGCATACGCCTTGCCGATCTCATTGCTGACCTGTTTGTCAATCTCCTCGGTGTAGCCATCGCCGAGGATGTCTTTCAGCCATTCGAGCATAAGCTCCTCCTTGTGGTTGTGTGTTGGTTTCGGATACAACAAACGCCCCTTCATAAGAGGGGCGGGGGTTCCGGTGATTCAGTTTGTCGCGGGGCCGGTGCCGGCGTCGCTTTACCGGCCGGGGCGGCGGATGCGGGCGAAATATCATGGTCATGGCCTCCTGAGGGGAAATCTAGGCATCAAAAAAGCACCGCTTAAATGCGGTGCAAACGGTGTTTGAAACGTGTTTACGGGTCCTTTTTTCGGAAGTCGTAGTGGATATCGGGGTCATACTTTTGGCCGGATTTCTCGATGGATGCCACGAAATTTTCATAAGTGATTTTATTAAAATGGCTGCGCACTTCGCTATCCTGAAGAAGTGCAGGGTCGGCTTTCATTGCTTCAAACAACATTTTGTCATCTGTTGTCTGCATAGCTTCTTCTTTTGTCATTTGAACAGCCCCTCTATAAAATCATAAAGTTCAGCATCTCACGACTGGTAATTTACTGTCTTGAAAACGCTTTACAAAGGCTTTGCGCCTTCCAGCCAGCGTTTGATACGGGCATCGTGTTCCGCCTCCAGCTCCTCCAGCGGCCTGGGCGGCGGTTTGCTGGGATCAAAAGCGATCCGCTCGTCCGCCTCGGTCCAGTTGCCAGATGCTTTCAGCAAATACATGGCATCGGTCGCATCACTGCGGGCGGGATCGGGAATCCAGTCAAAATACAACGGTTCCGGGTCGTCCTCTGTATAAGGCCACGCAGCGGCAAGGTCTTTCCGCCACTCGGCAAGTTCTTCCGCCGTTGGCGGATTATCCTGAAAATATGAGCCCATACTTCACACCGTCCCTTCGCAGTTCCTCGGCATACGCAACACGCTGGGCCAAAGCCTCTTCCAAATCATCAGTGTTTCCCTTGTACAGCGGGTATTTTTGCTTAAGTGATTTGAACCAATTGCGTGCCCGTTCCAAGTTATACCCGTACACCTTCTCACAGGTATACAAGGCACCGGCGTGTCCCACGGCCCCAACGCCTTTCATGTTCGGGTACTTGATAAGCCGCTGGACATCCTCTGGACTCAGTATATCATTGCTGGCGTGGTTATGTAAAGAGTAGTAGGGCACCGAAAGCTCCGGGGATGCCACCTGCATTTTCCCGCTTGCCCCAACGCTGTACCGCACATAACCGTCTGCCGTAAAGTCCACAATGGCCTCCGTACCCAGAGCCTTATTCTGGACTTTACGCAGCAGTTCACGCGCATATCCCTGGGCCTTTCCGTTGGCCTTATTGGTCAGTCCACGGAAAGACGGGGCGGGGACTGCGTTGATCCGCTCCTCCGTGACGCTGTACAGCGTATGCCCCTGGATCTGTACGTCTGACACCTTGCTGCGCCGGTACGTCCACACAGCCTTGCTGGCCTGACTGCGGCCGAAACCGGCCACCTGCAGCCGCTCGTTTCGGGTCGGCAGATTCGCCGCCTTGCAGAATTTGGTGTACTCGCTCTGCAGCACCCGCAGCCGGATCTGGTGCTTTTGCAGGTCTGGGCTTTTGGTCTCTTCATCGGCCAAAATCTGCCGGCGCAGGTTGCGGATGGCGTTTTCCATGGTGGCCTGCTCCTGCCCGGCCTGGTACAGCGTGTAATGCTTGCCGTTGTAGGTGATACCCCTCTCATTGTCCTCGGCAAACTGCTTCAGCTCAGCCTCGGTGTACTGCGGCGCGTTCACGCCCAGAATAATTGGGCTGGCCGTATGGCCGCAGTTCAGGTGCCCGATACGCCGTTGCAGGCTGTTGTTCAGTTGCTCATACTCCGCATCACTGTACTGGCGGCCCTGGATCGGCTCATGGTCTGGCGCGCAGGCCGCGTGGGCGCTGATCTCCCAGCCGTCACACCCCAGCCTGTCATGGTTGGCTTTCTGGACTTCATCGTCCAGCGCGCCAAGCTGGTCCATGATGTACCGCCGGCAGGCGTACTCAATGCCGATGCTCCGGCCGGATTTCTGCTCTATGGTGCGCAGGCCGCGCTTGGCCAGCGGCATCACGGCACGGCGGATCGCCGTTTCCATGTCCAGCACGCCCGTCGCCGTCTCCCGGAAGGCAAAATCCAGCGCCCTGGCGTATGCATCCTGCAGCGGAAGCACCTGGCCGTCCGGTGCCGTTCCCCACAGGTTCTGCAGCATCTCAGCCGTTTTGCTCTTGGTCATCTCGGCATAGGCGTCGGCCATCTGCTGCAGGCTGCCGTTATCCTCATACGCCAGGCTTTTGTCCAGGACATACTCAAACAGGCTGCTGATAACTTCCTCCTGCAGCTTCAGCTGCTCCGCGACCCGCCGTTCGACCTCTTTTTTGCTGGCGCCCAATGCCTGGGCGCGGTAGATCTGATATTCAGCGGTCTCGGTGATGGCGCCGGCGCCCTTGATACGGCGGCTGATGTCTTTGACCAGGTCGTCGATCATGGGCTCGGTCAGGGCGAGAACGGCGTCCTTCAGCCCGTCGCGTTGGGCGCTGGTCATTGGTATCCACCACCTTTGCACGGATGACGCCCGTAGTGATATTGAGTTCCTCCCGGTAATTGACCGGCGCATGTTCCTGGAACGATACGCCGGTCAGGTCAATAACGAGTCCGTCACACATGGCTGCACCTTACCTTTCCAGATCCGCCAGCTCCGGCATATATTTCTGCCGGATGAAGGCCAGGTCGGCCTCAGTCTCGGCGGGCAGGTCATATTTCCAAGCCAGCGCCAGCTCCGGCTTCAGCAGGCCCATCTGCACCATCTCTTTGCGCTCGGTCCATTCCGCGTCAGCGTCATACAAGACGCCGTTGCCCCAGGTCACGGTCAGCATCTCCGGGTCCCAGGCTTCACTGCCGCACAGATTGTAAGCGCGGCCGATCTGGTCGGCCAGGCGCAGCGCATCCTGTAACGCGTCGTACCACAAGGTCTGGAAGTCGATGATGCTGAGGCTGTAATCCCCGGCGCTGGAATTGATCTCGGTCGCCGTCTTGCTCACGGCCTCGGCGTCGCTTAAAATGCCGCGCTTGATCCCCAGCAGGTTTTCCACGGCCTTCAGGTACCCCTGGCGGCGTGTCTCGTAGCTTTCATGGCGCAGGGAGGGCGCGAACGCTGTGACGCCAAGGTTCGCTTCACTCCCGTCCAGGCCAACAAACAGGTCATCCCGCAGCCGTTTGCAGTGCAAGCCGTCTGCGCCCGTTGTCTGCAGCAGATCCGCGCTGACCGCGATCCGCATCCGCCCCAGCTCAAACTCCCGGTCGAGCTGGTATTCGTTCGCGTTGATGTTGTGGATCAGGCCCAGCGCCGGGTCATAGACAGACACGCCGTCGGTGGAACCATCCACCGTATTGGCAAAGGGCATTTTAATATGTACGAGCCCCACGCCATCGATGGGAGTGACGTAGGTGTATTCGGGCTGCAGATTCTCATACTGCGCCAGGCTCTGCAGCGGCACCCGATGCCCCAGCGTGTTGGCGCTGCTGGACAGATACAGCCGGTTGCGGACGGTCAGGCGGCCGTCCGGCCCCGCCGTGCGCCGCTCCACCAGCGTGTAATACTCCCGGTCGGCAATGACCGATTTTTCGCAGGTCGCCATGTCGGTGATCTGCCCGTCCGGCAGCTTGCCCAGCACGCTCCAGTGATCCCGCCGGATCACCTGCCAGCTCAGTCCGCCGTTTTGCAGGATGACGGGCTTCAAAAATGCCTCACCGCCCACCATGGCCCACTGCATGGCCAGCCGCCGGACCTTATCGCAGGCGGTGCGGACGCCGTCCATCCATTGCAGTTTGGGCGTCTCGGTATCGTGTAGGCCACTGTCATACTCGGCAAAGGTCGCCTTGCACAGCTTGTTCACGATGGCATAGGGCAGGCGCTGGCAGGGGTCCTCACCCAGCTCCTTGGACGGGGCACGGGCGAACCAGTCCGCAAACCATGTATCAATGGCGTCCTGCATCTCTGTACTGGTAATGTCCGGCAGCCCCAGGGCTTCCTGGATATTACTCGCGCCGCTGTTGGCCAGCGCCCGCAGAAACGCGCCCATCGCTCTCACCTCCGATCTTCATTTCTTCCATCAAGCGCCTGAAACACCGCGGCAGCAGACAAATGTCGCTGCCGTTTTGCCAGGGACAGCCCCTGCAATCAGGGATCGCGATTTTTACTTTCATGGTTGTGCACCACCACACCCGGCATGTGGCGCAGGGCGTACTCCATCCCGGCTGCATACTGCTGAATCTCATCAGCTTGTCGCCGGGCCTCCTGCAATTCCTGCCTCAGCCGGTCATTTTCTTCGATCAGGCTTTCCTTCGCATACCGCGGGAGGAAGTTCTCCACCAGCCACTTTTTGAATTGATTCATGGTACCCACTCCCGCGTCACAGATCTTCGCCGTGCTCATGCTCCATCCAGAGAAACGGGTCTGTGCGGCGGCACAGCTGAATCTGCAGCTGTGCCAGCTCCTCCCGCAATTCCCGGTTCTCCTCTCTCAATGCCGCCTGGGCAAACGGCGCCAGGAACGTCTCGATAAACCAGTGCTTTAGCTTCATCAGGTGCCCCTCCTCAGCCACAGCCGGTTGGTGGCGTAGCGCACTGCGTCGATGTGGTGGTTGTCGGCGTCCACATATCCAGGCAGCACCTCGCCGTCCTTTCCGGTCTCGTATTCATATTCGGTGAATTCCTTGGCGGTGTCGGGGCATCGCTTGGGGTCGATGACGATAGCCGTCAGGCCCTGCAGCCATTTCATGGATTCCCGCACGCTGCCGGGACCCTTGACCGCCTCGCGGCAGCGGATACCGGCGTCTCGATAGTCGCCGCAGCTCTTCATCTCGGCGCTGTCGGCGGTCACTGTCTCCCAGCGTTCGATCCGCCCCAGCACCAGCCTGGCGGTCTCCTGGTTGTTGATTTTCAGCCTGGTCAGTTCATCAAAGATGTACAGCGTTCGCCGTCCGGCATCATACCAGCAGCGGTTGAACGCCCAGGGGTCCGGGTACCAGCCCCAGTCCACGCCATTCAGCGCATCCCCGAAGCTGCGGATACGCTTGTTACTCAGCTCCTCCAGTCGGATGTTGTCAAAAACCTGGGTGCCGTTGCCCACAGCCTCGCCCAGGTACTCATGGCGGTACTTGGTGGGCCTGGTCTCTTTGATGTACTCGGCCTGGGCCAGAAATTTAGGCCCCAGCCATTCGGGCGGGGCCTCCAGGTAGCTGCTGTGGTGGACCCGCTTGCCGGGGCGCTGGGCCAGCGCGTATTTGTTGGCCCAGTTCCGCGCGGCAGCGGGCGGGTTGAAGCTGATAAAGGTCAGGCCGAATTCGCCGCCGCGCAGCGCGGACTGCTGGACGTTTCGCACCGCGTCCTCGCCGCCCTTGATCTGGTCCGCTTCCTCAAACCACAGCACACCGATGTAGCCGAACGGCAGCTTGATGGACTTGATCTTCTGCGTGTCGTCCAGGCCGCGGAACAAAATGCGTTGCCCGGTGGGCAGGTAGGTGCATTGCAGAGGGCTTTGGGTACACTTGAATTCGCTTGTCAGCCCCAGCTTGTCGATGGCCCACAGGATCTGCGCGTACACGCTGTCCCGCAGCGTGTCGGCCACCTGGCGGCAGACCAGCGCGTGGCAGTCCGGGTGACGGAGCAGTTGCAGGATCACCTCCACGCTCACATAGGAGCTTTTCAGGCTGGCACGTCCACCTTTTTCGACTGCCTCATCGATGAGGCCCTTGTTGATCTGCCGGTGGGTTTCGTAAAACGCCGGGCCGATCACGTCCTTTAGGCGGATCGTCTGCGTGTCCTTAGAGGTCATCCACGATCACCACCTTGTCGCTGCCGCCGCTCTGCTGCATCTCGCGGTACATCCTGATGGCCTCCACATCCCCGGCGCGGGCCTTCTCCACCAGCGCCGCATGGATGGCCGACCACTCGCCGGCGGCGTACTTCTCCGCCGTGGCGTCAAGCAGCTGGGAAAATTCCCGCTTTGACAGCCGTTTGTACTGTGTTTGCAGGGTCTTCAAATCCTCAGCAGGGTTATACTGTTCCTGCTGCGCTGCCGTGCGGATGTCCGCCAGCAGTTCGCGGATCGTTGCGTTTTTGCTCCTCATGCAGCGGACTCCTTTCGGTAAAAAATCAGGGCGCCGGGACCGGCGCTTAAGCACCCGCAGAAACGGGCCTGTTTTCGCGTGTGTTTGTGCGCGGGCAGTTTTGCCGCCCGC